AACAGCCACCCAACGCCTGGGGCCAAGGACTTGGTGACATGCCAGATGCACGTGCGATGCCCATACTGCATGAGCATGTTCTTCAGTTCATCCACATCCAGAGCTATCTTCACCGGCAACGATGGGTGCTCGACGACAGGAGTCGGCTCTGGCTTCACCTCCAGCGTCGGCGCAGGCGCTGGCTTCGGCTCCTTGCGTAGCCCAGCACCTGGGGCGGCTTCGGTGAGGACAGACATGACCATCCGGCCGCCCACATTCAACATGCCGGTCGTCTCAGGCATTGGGCCAATGCCAAAGATGTGCGTGCCATCAATGGCATTGGGATCAAGCGGCTTACTCAAGAGTGCCCTCCTCGTCATCTACGGTCGTTCCGAACATCCGCTCGAACTGCTCCCGCGCCATGGGCACCTCGGCCTGAAGCTGGGCGTAACGCACGTTGCGGGCGAGTAGCGCATACTCTTCGAGCAACCGCACTCGCTCCTCGCGCTCTCGTGACAGCTGTCGCGTGATCACCAGCACAAAGAAGACGGCTGCCCAGGTCATGGTCAGCCCGACGACTACCAGCATCACCATGCTCCATCTATTAGAGTTACGTCACCAACCTCCAGCAGGCCATGATCCTTGAGCACCTTATCTGCCAACCGCTGAGAGCGTGGTATGAGTGGCGATGCCGGGTCATCGGCTGACAATGCCTCCACCGGCTCGCCATTGATCAGAGGCATCAATGGATTCTCACGAACCTTCTCCAGGCGGGTGGCGAACATCAACATCTCAATGCCGATCAACCACGACATGACCAGATCGTCGTGACCGCCCTTTACCGCCGAGTACCCCGCATCCTGAAGGATGAACGTCTCAAACTGAGAAAGCAGGCGATCGGAATGAGGTATAACAGAGCCATCCTCCATCAGTTTGCGGCCCTGGGCTACCAGGCGGTGCTTGGAACGGACGTTGGTGTTCCATCCCAACTTGGCAGAGGGCTTGTCATACGACAGGCGCACGTCGGACTGTTCGAGGTAGATGTTGGGGTAGCGTAGCTCGAACAACGCGCGGTTGGCACCACCGTCCTTGTTATTCTCGATACCGACCAGCGCGTCATTGAACCACGTTCCCAACAGATAGGCCAACCCAGCGAAGGCGAATGGCTCGACTTTACCCTGCAACTCCGCGACCTGCTCGCCATGGGCCAGCGATAGTACCTGCAGGACAGAGTCGTCCCCCGAATCCAAGCCTTCAGCCGGGTCACCACCGATCACATACGTCGCCCCTGGCCGGGGGAAGGACCAGACGCGAAGCTGGTATGGCATCAGCCGCGAGTCCCGGCCGGCTTCTGGTTACCGGCGTAGCCGCGCGCCCGCAGGTCGGCCTGCCCCGCCGACGTCCACCACAACTGAACGAACCCCTGTAACATCTGCAGGTTGCCCGTCCAGTTGAACGCGTCGTTCATCAGCAGCACCATGTGCAGCATGAACTCCTGGGGGTTAGCACCCTCCGGCGTCATCTTGTAGATGGTGTCGCACAGGCCGAAGAACTTGACACCATCTTCACGCCAGGAGAACCCCTTGTCGGCAATGGCTCGCGCCTGCTCATACATAGCCGCAAGTTGTTGCGACACGGCAACATCGGGGAACTCCATGATACTACTGTTGTCACCCATGGCTATTCTCTTTCCTCTATTGTGAACTCAGGCTTGCCGTCTTCTGACATGGTCAAAGTGCCCAGGTGAGGCTTACGACAAAACTCGCGCAGGGCGCGGATCGTCTTCGTTGGAACTGCAAGTCGAACTCCAAGCGGGACAAACGCGCCATACACGCGAGCCTCGATCTCATCCTCGTCCCATTGGGACATGAGGTCTTGCTTGGCGGCCTCGCTGAGATTTGGATTGTCCAACATGGACCACTGATGGAACTCAATGTTGCGTTGCTCGCGCTTTAAGTAGAGTTCCTCGAACACCCAGGGGATACCCTTACCACCCTGCAAGTCGAAGATGGGAGTGGCTGCGGCATGGAACCAGCCGTGCAGGTCGACAAGGCGGGCCATGCACTCGGAGTAGATATCTCTCGGCTGCACCTCGTCGAAACGCACCTTGTTCAGGCGAGCGCCCTGGAAAGTGTTACGCCCCTGGGAGGAGTAACGAACGGTGATGGTGCTGCCATTGATGAACTCGATGGTGTGGTCGCGGAAACCACCACCAGGGGTCCACTGGTTGCTGTCCCGTAACAGTTCCCAGAGGAACCCATTGGTGTCCGTGCCAAACACCTGCTCGGCAAACGTCCGCTCCACCACATCTATAGCCGTGTCCTCGGTGTCTGACACCACCCAGACGCGGATCGGCGGCGTGAACCGACCACGGGGGCGCTTGGTGATCGGGTCGAGGCCCAGGCAGTCGGCCACATCCTCCATACTCGCGGCGACGGTCTTGCCACCACGGTTGCCGGACATGGCCCACTTGTGGCGGCTGGTGCTCGCCAGGTAGCCCACCTGACACGGATTGCGCCGCTCAGCGTTGTATCCACCCCAGGGACGGTCCTGCCACCAACCGAACGGCCGCCACGCAAAGAACGGGCTGGCGATGAACCGCTGGACACGACGGTACTCCTCTGGACGAGCATCGGCTGCGAGCTGGGCTGCCCAAGGCTTGGCAGCCAGCTCGGCAGCCAGAGACGCGAGAGGGCCAAGATCAGTCACAGGTCAGACGTGACACCACGGGCCAGTAGAGGCGGTTACGGCCAGGCACATGCACCAAGTAGGACTCATGGTCACGAGCGACACCCGTCGGATCAAGAGAAAACGTCCCTGGGACATAGGCCGCCGGGTCGCTACCAGCCGGTACCACGGCAACGATAGTCCCACACTTGGTCTTCGATGTGCCCTGCGCCTGGGACGTCCAGGTAACCTGATAACCGAGCTTGAACTTCTTCATCGTGCCTCCTATGACCACTGCACCAAGGCCGTGTGCCGACCTGGGCCGAGCCTGCGAGAGAGTTCGGCAAACGCATCGCGCGACGACAACAGAAAAGGACGGCCGCCATGATCGGTGAACGACCGCCCAGGAGCGACACATCCCCTCAGTTCACCCACCACGTTCGCCGGATGGATGAGGATGTATGTTCGGCTGATCCCAGGGGCCGGAACGACGCCGACACCAGCCCCAACGAAGGCCCAGGTCTGTCCATGCTTGGCAGACAGGTAGGGAACCAACACGTAAGAGCCGCCGGGGATGCAGGACGCACCCATCGCGTTGTCCCGCCAGGGCAACTCCAAGCCGAACAGGTGAGTCCCGTCTGCCAACTCCAGGTGCGAACACGTCCCACCCGGGCTGGACAGGTAACGGGTGACGGTCAGGTCAGCCACCTAACACTCCTTGCCCTTCTTCGTGCCACCACCGGGTTTGCTGGGCTTGGGCTTGCACTTCTTCGCCATCCTACACCTCCTTGGTGGATACAACGTGATCGGAAAGCCATACTGCGCCTCGAAATGCTTGGCCTTCCAGCGGAAAAGGGGCGTCTGCATACCCTTCACATCCTCCACAACACGCTCAAACTGGGGTAACCCAGTCGCAAAAACCGACCCGATACGCTGGTCGTAAACGAAATCAGCCACATACCGACCCACGCGCGTCTCACCCACCGTCAGCACGAACGGCACCTGACGCTGGAGATTCAAAATCTCCCCCGAGTTGGACAAAGCCCGCAGCTGGAGGTATCGCTTCGCCTCCATCTTCGAGTCAAACACCTCCCCCGTGCTCAACTCCGTCTTCTTCGCCCCGAACTTGTTCAATTCGGCTCCTCCCCGTCCCACCAGACCTGGCTACCCACCGACTTTCGCACCACCGCACCCTCCGATTCAAGCCACTGATGGCGATGAGACGACTTGAACCACAACTCCTCCATCCACGGCAACCCCTGGAGCGAGACAAGCACGTCCCACCTCTCCATCAGATCAGACTCCCCTGAGCCAGCCCACTCTGAAGCATCGTCCGCACCGCCGCCAAAGCCCCTAATGCATGGTCACAGTCAGCAACCGAACTCTTGTAGATCTGCGTCCCCGTCGAATACGTCCGCTTACGACGCTTCATCTCCCGAATGACAAAATCCTCAATCACTTTCAACTCCGAACTACCGTACGTGACGCCCCCCATCGACCTTGCCCCCGTTCAAGTTCACACCACCACCTCACTCAAAAGATAAACCCCGTGCACGCGCTGTCCACTCCAGAGTAGACAAACGCAACACAGGGCCTTATACTCTACTCCATGACAAAATCCCAACCCAGACCACCCTGATCCACCCCAACAGCACGGCGCGGGTGTATGGGGCCGGAAGCACCCGCCACCGACTCACATGTCCCACACCGTAAGGCTCCTGGGGGGCACCCAGGCAGGGCAAGCAAAGCCACCAACCCCAGGAAACTACTCCGTCATCCTGCCAACCCCAACAGACGGAAACCCTCAGACTGGTCAACCTGAGTCAACAACGACCCTCGGGAGCGTAGGTCGCCAAGACCCCCTCAAAAGGCAGGCGGCGACAAAGGCTCGGAATCATTCATCCACACCGGCTCGGTATATGATTACCCCCAGAGGGGGGTTATAACTATGCCCAAAACAAAACCCCGACCGTTCAACCCAACTCAGAAGAGGGTTATCGATCTGGTAGTACAATGGAAAGCAACTCCAGAACCCCTCCGACAACATAACTCCCTGCGCGAATTCGCCATCGCCAACGGCATCAAACCCTCCTCCGACTTCTACCACCTCGCTAACTCACCCGACGTCTTCCACCAACTCCTCGTCGGCGTCGCCGGAAACGCCATCCAAGCCACCCCCGATATCCTCGAAGCACTCGCAGACAAAGCACGATCAGGACACGTCAGAGCCGCCGAAGTCTTCCTCGACTTCGTCCGCAAAACCATCACCGACGAGTCCATGATCCGATCCCTCCGACCCACCGCCTCCGTCCAAACACTCCTCGAAGAAGTCAAAACAGCCACCAACGACCTACTCTCCTTCGTCCAATCACTACCCGAATCAGAAGAAGAAGCCAAAGCCTCCCTACAAGAAGAAGCCACCGACACAACCTTCATCGAAGAACTCGCCAACACATACCAACAAGACACCAGACCCACACCGATCACCACAAAGACCACTACCAGCAATGACACCAAACTACTTGAACCAATACCAGAACAACCACAGTAACGAATACCAAAGGTTTTCAGAAAACTACACCCGAGCGACGAACTCTCTTCGGCCGCGTTTACCTTCTCCCGGGAACGCACCCCCCAGGGGGGCGACACAACAGCGCCTGCGTCAAAGACGACGGGCCAAAGACGACGGCACTCAACCACCCGCATAGACCCACGGTGCTAAACGACATCCTATGTCGTCCCGCATTCGTGCGATCCTTCTGTCATATATTGAACAGTCGGCATCGGTGCGCCCCGCATACAGCCCGCCTCGTGGGCTGTGCATGGCGGCTCATTTACGGCCTTGTCGCACCGCTCTGGCCTTACGTGGGCCGCCTCTGCTTCGCGCCCTAGGGGCGCTCGCAGAGCCAGCGCTGTCTGGCTTGTGACGTGGTTACGTGCTGGCGCTGTCTGACTACAGATCTGTGCCATCAGCGCCCGTTTGAGCGTTCAGTCCTCTGTCCGCGTTCTGGCTATGAGCTACGCTTGGCATCTGATGCGCGGACATGCTGTCGCGTGTTAGGCTGCCTCTTGTCGCCCCTCTGGGCGACAATTCAGTGCGTGTGCTTCTAAGCTGGTTCATCCTTTGCGCTCGCCGCTGGTCGGACGAGGACTAACTGCTATCCGGTCCGGCCGCCTACGTCGTGGACACACTAACTATGACGATAGTCGGCCGGACCTCTGGTTCTGTCCGACAGCGGCTCGGCCGAGCTTCTAATACTCTCTCTCTATGTTCCGGCGACGGTAAGGCCTGGCTTATGGGTCTCGGCTGAGTTGGGGTTTGTCGCGGTGAAGCTGCGTCAAACCCTACTCATCCGATCCCCAACGGTCGCGCCCCGGCAATTCGCCGCGAGCGCGTGCTGTCGCGATACAGCTGCGCCACACGCGCTCACACAGCGCGTCGATTGCCTCCTCCGCGACCAGCCTCCGCGCAAGGGATCTGCAGTCATCGTGCCACGCCGAGTTCCAAAAAATGCTGGCGCATTTTTCGGTTCCCGTCGTCGTGTCACGCTGCCTGCTTGACCCTTGCGCTCCGGCTTGCAGGCCTTGCCTCTGCCTACACAGAGAGCGAGCTGTGTTGCTGGTAGCTACAGCAACTACAACAGCAAGGGCCAGAGCAGGCCGTGCTGATCACCAGGCTCTCATCATCACCAGGAGATCGACAATGGTGCAGGTGAAGAAGTATGGTTCACTCGAACGGGCGTGGCGCCTCAAACTGGCGAGTCGCGTCGTTCTGACCGATTCGCGCAACTGCAGGATGTGGGTCTACGACTCCAGGCTGTTTTTCGGCGGGAGAAACGACTCCCGTCGACAGGCGATGCGCGAGCAGATCCGCGCCGCGCTGTCCGCTGGCTGGACCGTCACGATCTTCAAGAAGTAGAGGGATAGCAGCGAGGTGGGCGGCCAACAGCAACAGCGCCGCCCACCTCAAATTCACCATCACCAAGGAGATTAAAACATGCTGGTAGTCATCTCAGTAAAGGAGCTGGCCGCCCGTCCACTGGGTGACCTCCGACTGATCCATCTTGAACAGAACGGCTACGAGAAGGAGATCGATCCAGACTCAACCACGGATCTGTGGGTTCTCTGGACCAAGTGGCAGCATCGCGCCGATCAGGTCCGAGCCCGCCTGGCTGAGCTTGCCAGGGGAAACTACCGAGACTACCGAGTATTCATCGTCGGCAACTGTCGGGTTGCTGACTTCTTGAGTGCGATCGATTTCAAGCTGCACCCAGAGCCCGGCTATCATGGCCGGACGTTCCAGAATGCGGCCCAGGCTGACGAGACCTGGGACTTCGCATTCACGGCCAACGGCTCGGGCGGCAGGCGCGGACTGACCCGACTCGCGACCGAGAAGGCCGGGAGTAACTACGTCTGGGTAACGACGAAGCCCGATGGGTTCGATCCAGAAGACGCAGCCAAGTGTCTCATATCTGCCCGCGAAAATTGGCCGTGGGCGACGGTCAACATCGCGGGACACGGCATCACACAGATGTCGTGCTCCCAGGAAAAGCTCGATGCGCTAGTCTTCGAGACGATGCGCATCGTCCATAAGCAAACGCCCATCGGACACGTTAGATCCGGCGGGCAGACTGGATTCGACGAGGCTGGCGTCAAGGCGGCAGCCAGACTCAACATCCAGGCGACAGTCCTGGCTCCCAGGGACTGGCGCTACCGCCCGGCCGGCGGTGATCGATCCGGAAACGGACCGGCCTTCATTGCTCGCTTCGAGTAGAGGGATCGAAGAGAAGGGACGATGCAGAACAACCTGCGCCGTCCCTTCCCACCACACACACCATCACCAAGGAGCAACGAATGCCAGACAATCTCGCATGGATCACGGCCGAAGAGATCGGCCGCACGTTTCACCTGGTGGACACCCAGTCCACCCTGAGCGGGAACGGCGATGCCGCCGTCACCCGCGCCGGCCGTAAGCAGGCGGCCGAGCAGTCGCAGCGCACCGTGTGGAAGCACGCGGTGCGCGAGGCCGACGAGCCCCGTTCGCGGAAGCTCCCCGAATTGGATCGCAATTCCGCGATCCCGTTCGTGACCAACTTCAGGGCGTTTATCGCCCGCGCCGAGGCCGAGATGGCCACGGCGCAGGCACCGCCCGATCAGGAGGAGCGCCGACAGTTCTTCACAGCGCTCAAGAACTTGGCCAACGCGGCCAAGGCCGAAACCGATGAGAAGGCGCGCAAGGCCAAGTGGCGCGCCTTCTTCATCCACAGGGATGCCGGAAAGAAGCGCGGCATCCTCGTGGACGACAACACTGACCCGGAGACGCGCGAGCGCCTCTGGAAACAGGGGCTCTCCAAATACCAATCCTTGGCCAAGGCCAAGGAGGCGGCGCGCAACATTGCGCTGATTCCGACGCACAGCGGCGTCGGAATGGTGAGGTTCGTAGTTGTCGCGAAGTCACCAGAAGACGGCAGCTTCTGGTGCTTCGTGAACAGGCGTCCCAAGGACAGGGACGCCGAGATCGAAACAGTCGAGCCAGATCCCGGCCGACTGCCCAAAATCACCCCCGCGCCCTACCGGCGCGGCGAGCTAATCAGACAGCAGTACACGGTGACCTTCAGAGACAAGGTCACCAACAGCCTGGGTGATACCACCATCCGGGCGAACTCGGCCGAACAGGCCGAGAAGTTCTTCACCTCTCGGCAGGAAGCCGAGGGGATCTTCCGCCTAGACGTCGTGGACGTGCAGGAGTGGGCCTGCGACTGGGAGAACGACTCGTTCCCCACCGACGGCCGCCAGCACTGCTGCTATCGAGCCGACGACGATCCTGGCGACGATGAGATTGCCCAGGATATCTGGCTCACGGACGGCGAAGAGCAACCGGTCTGGGCCGACGCCTCGGACGAGGACGAGGACGAGGATCTGGAGGATGACGACGAGGATGAGGATGAAGACGAATCCTCCGAACAGATTCTCATTGAACTGATCGCTGAGGCCAGGAAGCTTAACTGCCACCTGGCAGCAGATAGGCTGGCCAAGACACTGCACGAGAGGCTGGCCAAGTGATAGATCGGGGGGACGGGGGCTAACAACAGCCTCCGTCCCCCTTGTTTTGACCGCTCTTCTATCGCCCATAAGAGGGAGTAGTTGTACACCATCACAAGGAGAATGACAATGCGCTTCACACCGCTAGTAACTTGGCAGCACCCCACCGCGGCATTCAAGTTGTTCTGGGAGGGCTCCGTGCCCTCCCAGAACAATTTGCACGGGTACAGTATCCTAATCACAGCGGGATTCCACGGCGAGGTGGACATCCTGCCCCCCAACTCCAAACCCACCTACACGTGGCACGACCAAATCGTCCTGGACATCCCCGACTGGCAACTCTGCCAGTTGGTGGAGTGGTTCGAGTCGCCCGAAGTCGGCGACATCTTGGACTCGTGGGACGAGAAGATCGACGAGGAAGACAAAAGCAGCCGATTCGAGACTGCCGATAAGCTCAAAATGACAATGATGCACTGACAAGTCGGGGGACGGGGGCTGAAAACAGCCCCCGTCCCCCTTTTTTGCTCGCTCTTCCGGCCCCACGAAGAGGGACACGCAGTGAGAGCCAGGCAGGGAATAGCTCTCGCACTCACCATCACAACAGGAGGATGAGATGCAGACGAAGAGAATCACCTTCACCCACGGCTGGATCGCGCGCAGCGCGGCCACCGTGGACCGCGCCCTCACCACCGCCCAGAAGACGACCTCGCCGGCGACCCAGACGATGGTCGCCACCCTCAAGCACATACGCACGAAAGCGGCGCAGTGGATCGCGCCGACCGACCCCCAGTGATTGAGCTTGGGGCACGCATAGTAGGCCTATTCGTGGATGGCGTCCTCGGCGTCATCCGCAGCGTCTACGCCTTGGCCTTCATCGCCGCAGTGCTGAAGGCCCTCGCGATCTACGGGAGCAAACCATGATCTTCTCCGCTGCCATCATCGCAGCCTTGGGGTGGTGGGTCGAGCTTTCGGTTGCCCACCGCTACCCCGCATTCAGGCGATTGGCCAGCAGCACCTTGCTGGTCAACGCGCTCTTCAGTCTCACCATCGCCTGGTCTCTCTCGATACTGTTCGGAGCCACCGGGGTAACCGTGCTCATGGCCGCCTTGGGAACGGCGACCCTGTCGTCAGTATCATACCGCTGCTGGGCAGCGGCTGAAGCCGCGGCCCGCACAGTCCGCATCGCCAAGGCCAAGCTCTACACTGTAGGGCAACCCGCCTTGCCCCAGGCAGCGCAGCAACCTGCGCCACAGATCCCACCGTCGAGGTGCGCCATGGTAGTGCGACAGTAGCACCCAACAGCGGGAAGCCGCGGCCAACAGCGGCCGCGGCTTCCCGCTCCAAATCCCAACGCCCCGAGCGCCCCTGCCCTGACAGCCAGGCCCAGGCCGTATGCGTGAGAGTCACCCTCCCATCGCCCGTATGCGTGAAAGAAGAGGGATTGAATACGAAAGGATGTGAAGTTTGGAGTAGATGACCTCGGATATTGTCGTTTTGGCAGTTGGCTCTTTCGATGAGGATGCGAAGTGGTAGCCAATTACCCACGACACTACACCTAACCCAGAAAGGAGGTCTTGCGTCATGGCTATGACGCCCAGCGAAGGGACGCCTCCACTGGACGCAACCGGGCGGGATGCGAGCATCTTCGGCTCGGCAACCCGCCCCTCACTGCTGACCTGCACGCACTGTGGGTCAGATCGCAAGACGTTGTGGACGTATGATACGGCTCGGCTCTGTTACGTCTGCATGTATTGGGTGGTAGCCGCCAACCAGCGGCTGGCCTACCAGCACCAACAGAAGAGGGATTATAGACGTAGGTTGAAACTCAACGGATAGGAGGAGCGATGGCACACACAACCGTTCGCTTCATGGGACGCGGCCCCATGAAAGCGACCATTGGTTCCAGTGGCTACGACATAACGGCGGTGGACAACTACCTGATCCCGCCGCTGGACATCTACCGTATCCGCACCGGCTTGAAGCTGTGGCTGCAGCCGGGCTGGGAGGCGCAGATCCGTGGGCGTAGCGGCAAGGCCTACAGCGGCCTGATCATTCACCCTGGCACGATCGACTCGGACTACAGAGGTGAGATCATCGTCATTGCCTACAACTTCCTGCGGACAACGATGGCGATCAGCGACGGCGACCGTATCGCGCAACTGGTGATCGCTCCGGTTACGATGGTCGAGTGGGAAGAGGTTGACCACATGCCTGCGACCGAGCGTGGCGAGGGAGGCTTCGGCTCAACGGGAGAATGACCTATGCCCTGGATCAGAGTGCCGCACCCCACCAGTGACAACCGAAGCCTCTGGGCCTTGGTTGACTGCTACCCCACCCATATCCAAGAAGGAGACGGATCGTTCGAGATCAGCGCTGTCTACCCCGACGTGCAGGGCGACAACGCCGATCAGGTCTGGTCGTATCTGGAGGACCACATCGGCAACCAGCTTCAGGAGTATGGAGAGAAGGGACTGGTCTATGACGAACCCGAGTATGAACGAGACACCGAGTTCTGAGCCGACACCCACGCTGGAGGAGTTGGCCGCGAAGGTTCAGAATCTGAGCAAGGCGATTGAGAGTGTGCGGCTGACCTGCCACATGCTGTCGTGCAACATCGACACTCGCTTGGACGACTTCGAGGACACGATCAAGTCCGACGTGGACGACCGGCTGGAGGAGTACGACGACAGCCATGGCCACAACGAACTGAAGGAGCAGATCCAGAATCTCAAGCTGCGCCTGCCCCCTGTCGGCCCGAAGGAGACGTCGCTCAAGGCTGCAATTCAGCTATTGCAGGACTACACGGAGCGTCTTGGCAGCAATGCCGACTCCAAGATCGTGGATGCGTTCGCGTGCTTGAGAGCGTCATACTCGTTGTAATCGGCTTCTGTTCTGGAGCGCTGACCGAGTGCTTGATCCACCTCTTCTTTGATAAGAGGGATGACTGGTGAGGTGCAGATGCTACTAAGAATCCCGCAGGTGGCAGCCAGCCTTGGGCTCCACCGAGACACGATCTACCGCATGATCCGACGTGGCGTCCTTCCTGCCGTGGTGTTGACGATGGGGCCAGAGCACGGGCAGATCCGCGTGCGCCAGGCTGACCTCGATCGCTGGATGGCAGACCTCCCCCGCCTGAACGACCCCGAGTTACGACAGCCTGCTGCACCGCGCAGCAGATCTCGTAAGTAGTAGTATTAACACGCGGTTACGAGTAGCCGTAATGCCTGTTCTAGCTAGTATCCTGCACCTCACTATTACTCCCTCTTTTCAACTCCAAATCGCATAGACGCAACAGGTTACGCTGCCTATCTTTACTGGTAGTGTTAAGTGCTGCGTCAGCGGTCGAACTAACGATAACGTGACGCCTACTAGAATGGAGATATAGTATGGCGCGACGCGCACACCACGTCTACGAGCCGATGGGAAACGCGGAAACTCCGCAGAAGCGGAACCACGGCGACCCCTACCTCAGGCTGGCTTGCGAGGTGCTACGGAAGGCGGCAGACGATCTGTTCAGCCTATCCCGCGAGCTGCGACAACTACCACTCGGCACCCCACACGAGGACAAGCTGAAGCTGCTGCAGGCTATCCGTAGCTGCCGGCGCGTCCTGCTCACCGAGAACTGCTTCACCAACATGGTCAGTGATTGGGACTTCCCCCGCGCCAGGAGTCAGGTGGAACGCATCCAGAGCGGTGAGTTCAACCCGATGGCGCAGCTGCGGATGAATCCCTCGCAGACCATTCGTGACTTGGAGGGCTTTGGCAGATGCTGGACTTCATGAACTACTCCAGTCGAGTTCGCCAGCGCGTCTTTCAGGAATACGGGATTCGATTGCGCGACGACAGCGCTACCGTCCACTCCATCACTAACCAATACCGCAGGAATGAGCCCATCGAGTCCGCGGCCTTCCTGCTGAAACAAGACTGGGAGAAGAGGGAGTTGGTGCTGGTAGGCATCATCAGGAATAGCGACAGCATCACGCCCCACTTCAACGAGCGTGGGCCAGCCATGGACGCCGCTGAGAAGGCAGACGCTCGCGCCCGCACGCTCAGACACCGCATCCTGCACGTCCTCGACGACGATCCGATCACCCCAGATCAGATGGCCTCGCGCCTGGGGGTGGCCTACATGGATGTCCGCAAGCGGTTCAGTGAACTGCACCACGCCCAACTCATCACGCGGGTGGGCAAGGGACACAGCGCCCTGGGGAACCCGCAATACACCTACACGAGGAGGACCGAGGTATGAGTCGCGGTTGCGTCAACAAGGTGATCCTTATCGGCAACCTGGGTGCCGATCCCGAAACGCGCACGGTCGGTGAAGCGATGGTCGCCAACCTGTCCCTCGGTGTCAGCGACGAGTGGACCGACAAGCAGGGCAACAAGCAGCAGCGCACCGAGTGGATTCGCATCGTCCTCTGGCGCAAGCCGGCCGAGATCGCCGCCAAGTTCCTGCACAAAGGCGACAAGATCTACGTCGAAGGCAAGATGAAAACGCGCAAGTGGACCGACAAGGACGGCGTCGATCGCTACACCACCGAGGTCGAGGCTGATACGCTGCAGATGCTCGGCGGCAAGCGCACCGAGGGTGACAGCGGCAACGGCACCCCCGAGCCGGTCGCGGCCACGGGAGACTACGAGGACGGCCTCCCTTTTGACGAAGGGGCTGGAGGCGCCCCAGAGGATCTCGATGTGTAGGTGAGCGCGTCGGGCACTGGATAGCCCAGCAGCCCAGGTCAGATATGAGCGCTCTACCGGGCAGCGGGGCAGCCTCCCTTGGTCCCGCTGCTTCACTATC